CAAATGCAGTTAGTGCTATTCTAAACAATTTTAACGTTGCTGAATCTGCTATGGAATCCGCTGCCAACAGTGCGGGAACAGCTTGGGAAGAGAATTCCGTCTGGCTCGACAGTATCCAAGGCCGCCTTGGACAACTCGACGCAAGCTTCCAAGTCCTTTCTCAAGACGTCCTCTCTTCTGATCTAGTGAAGACTGGCGTATCTTTCCTCACATCAATTGTTAAACTTCTTGATAAAATTATTAATCTTACTGGTGCCCTTCCTGCTGGACTAGGCATCACAGCATTTGCAGCTCAGCTGGGTAAACCTAAAATGACAGGTTTCATGATTGTGCCCAGCAATACTCCGGGTGGTGACACGGAACAAATGCTCCGCAGGTATTTTATTATATCATTGCGAAGCATGAGGGAGTATTTAGTAAAACCGACGAACATGGTGGCCTAGCCACGGCGAGTTTGGGTAATTCTCGTCCGGGAACCGAAAGGAATCCGCAGGCAAGCTCTGCATGCGCCTACATTATTATAATAGGCACTGCCAGAGACGCTTCAGAGAGCATAATGTCGGAGTGGAACTACGCGCATAATAGCGTCGCAGATTCACTATGGGGTGCTCCAAATCACTGCTGGCGCGACACGCTCCAGCAGAAAAATTACAGGTGGTCTTTCCACCGCCGTCAAAAGTGGAAAAATATTTTTGTTGACTATTTTAGGATTTCTGGCTATAATAAAAATATCAAAAACAACATGTAAGCAAAACGCATGTAGTGGAGGTATTTTATTATGGCACGACCTAAAGGTAGCAAGAATAAAGCAAATACAGCTGCAGTTGTCGATTACGAAACTCTGATTGCAGAGAAAAACGCTGCTATTGAAGCAACGAACAGTGAGATCGCATCTATCACTGCAAATATTGATACGCTGAAGGGCGATCTGAAAACACGTAAAGCAGAACTTAAAAAACTGAACAAAGATATTGCAAAATTGGAGTCCAAGAAATCTGCTGCCGATCAGAAGGCCGCTGAAGCTGCTGCTGAGAAAGAAGCCATCGATCTTGTGAAAAAGGCATTGGCAGGTGGCACTACTGTTGATGAAATCATTGAACTGCTGAAATAACGGTTGCACCGTAAGGTATCATCATAAAACAAGCCCGACTTCCCCACTGCTGGGAGGCCGGGCGTTTTATTTATGCCATTTTAGTTAGTTCTGACTTACCATTTGTACACATGGTTCTTGCAATAGAATTGTTTACTGGGTTTGCTGGCAGTGCAATCACTTCCGCGCTTTTGCTTTCCGCTCTTCTTCGAGCTTTACAAAGTCAAGCCCATATAAATCTTCAAGCTCTTCGAGAACGTGTTTTATACCGTACCCAATATGCATCTCGTTTGCGCCAAATTTATAATAGATATCTCCAAGCGCTTCCGGTTCAAGCCCAAGATCGTCAATTCGACCTCTGAATTTTCCATGGCCGTCAACGGTTACAGGATACCGAAAATCAGCGCCCCATTCATCAGTCCATCCGTTGTACGAGTCGCTATTTGCACATGTGTCGCCAATTCTGTATTCAAGTTTGCAAATGAGGTTCATAATGTCCTGATTGACTTCCATTTTAATTCTCCTTTAGAAATTACTCCCGCAGTTTTTGCAATGCCACTGTTTGCCGATCTTCCCGCTGGCGGCTCCCACAAGGGACACAGACACGGCACGGCTCACGGTACTGATTTTTTCAGTGTTGGTGGATTTGCAGTAGGGACACGGCACGTGAGGATGGCGTTCTTCGTCCATTTTTGCCATAGCTGCGTGGAGAGCAATGGATTCTTGAAGCTCTTTCTCCTCCTTTTGGCGTTCTCGTTCGAGACAACCGGGATCTGCTTGTTCACGGAGATAATTCTGGTACCAACGGATAAAACCTTTATTATACCATGAATATGCCTGCGCTGCTCTTATGTTTACATCTTTTGTCCCATTAGACCATCCTTTTATAAATTTCTCAACTTGAGTTTTATATTCTTTTTTATATTGTGGATAGTTTTTTATGATTTGATCGACCATATATGCATAAGTTACAGATTTATAGAAGTCTCCTTCTTCTTTTACCCATGGGTCTTCCTTTAAGTAATTGTATTCTGGATGAATTTTATAGAGCCTCTTTCCTTCTTGTTGAATCTTGAATTTTTCAAAAAAAGTAAATTCTCCACCGGCACCTTTAAATTTTTCAAACGGAACGTCATATTTCATTTCACCAAATTTCACAATCTTCACCTCTGACACTTTTGTATCATTTGACCATTGATATAAGTATAAAGGTTGACAATCAATAAGTCAATGGTGGAGATCAACAAATCTCTTGATGGAACTTTAGAGAAGGCGATTTCAGCTTCTGCTCAACTTAAGAAAATACCGGGCGTTTTGCAGGATTTTATGCTTTTAGGCGATTTTAAACTCGGAAAGGCACAAAGGGTCAAATCTTCTGAGCTTCATATTAGCAATACTCCCACTGCGGATGATCCGGCTATCCAAAATCTAGCCGCTCAACTCGCCGGCCTTGATAAATCACAGCAGAATGCTGTTCTAAAAATGACGGACTTGAGCGACGCAGCCAAATCAACCACACTCTCTCTTCTTGAAGAAACTGCCGCTGGAGATAAATTAAGCGCTTCTGTCATGCAGGATAAGCTTCAGTCTCTTGGACTTAACGAAGCAAATGCAAAACTTGCGCTTACAAACGCCGGGCTGATTGATACTGCAGGCAATTATCTTGTCGTGACAAAAGATCAGATTCTCGCGACAGGGCAAAATGCAGAAGCATCACTAACCGCAGCATTAAGCAGTGAAGACTTAGCTGGCGCAGTTACTGCAACAAACATGAGTGAACAGCAGCTCGCGACCTCTACTATAGCAGCAACTGTTGTACAGCAGAGTCAAATTAAGACAACATGGCTACAAACCGTTGCAACTAATGCGTTGGCTGGAGCACTTGCGATAGCAAAACAGGCAGCATTTGCTTTGTTTATTTGGGGCATTTCCAAATTCGTTACTTATGTAAAAGATCTCAAGACTCATACCGAAGAGCTTGTTGAAACAATGAATGATTCTCATGATGCTGCTGAACAAGCTACTAAGGATGTTGAAGAGATCCAGTCTAAAATTGACGAACTCAATGATTCCCTAGAAGCTGCTGGAGTAAAAAAAATCGAGGATATTATTGACCCTGCTGAGCGTGAGCGGTTACAAGCCATCAACGATATGTTGCAGGCTCAACTCGAACTCAAGAAGCAGCTGGAGAAGGACGCAAACGATAAAGCAAATGCCGACACAAGTGCTGTTGTGAATGATAAAACTGAAAAAAGCATCTATGATTTTGAAGAGAGGCACGATTGGACTGGCGACTATACTACAGGGAAAGATATTACAAAAACTGAATCTCTTGAAGAATATACTGCAGCATTTGAAGACACTGTACAAAAGCGCAAAAACGCTCAATTAGAATTGAATAAAATTGCGGTATCTAACGGCAAAGATTCGAAAGAGTACAAAAAGCAAAAGGAAGAGCTTGATGGTCTAAACAAGACATTCGACGAGCAAAAAGCAAAGGTTGAGGAGTTGTCAAAAGCTGTATCCGAGCAAATGAGTGGCTACGATACCAATGCAGATAATTTCGCTCAGTATAAAGATGAGTATGTTGCAGGTACGAACGCAATGACCGCAGCCACTAAAGCTCTGGCGAATGCAAATGATGATGTTGGTATAAGTACAACTAACTATGACATTCTTTTGCAGAAAATGCAAGCAACAAAAAATCTCATGGACCGACGCAACAAAGATACGTCTAATAACAACCCTTATACTGGAGCTGTAAAAACGCTTAAAGCGTCTGGACTTGAAACTGGCGATGACATTCGTGAACTTTCTGCTGTTCCAGCTAATCAGACAAAAGCTCAAGCAGAAGCTATTAAAGTTTTAGAAAACGCTGCCAAAGATGCTGGTGTTACTCTTGATCAGTTTGTTTCTGCTCTTGAGACAGTAGGACTTGTTGCCGTTCGTGATTCAAGCAAGGTGAAATCTTTGTCTGATGCCATGACAGCGCTTGATAACATGCAGTCTGCCTATCAATCCTGTGCTCAGGCTGTTAAGGAATACAATAAGACAGGCTACGTCACGATGGATACGCTACAGTCTCTGTGTCAACTTGAGCCACAGTATCTGAATATGCTTGATTTGAAGAACGGCAAACTGAAAATCAACACAAAAACCGCTCAATCTTTAACTCAAGCAAATATCCAATTGGCGAAAGCATCCATACTTGCAGATACGTTAAACAATATCAAAGATACCAATAATCTTGCCAAAGCAGAATCTTTGTTGGGCGACGTTACTGCTGTTATTTCTGATGCCGATACTGCTATTGATGCTGCAACTGAAAAATCTGCACAACAAGCGAAAGATAGTGACGGTTGGGCTGGTTACGACAAAGTAAAACGAGCTGGTGACATTTACAAGAAGAATTATCATACACTATCAGGGTTGTTAGACGATTTAAGCAAACAGGACCCAAGTAAAATTTGGGGCAAAGATGATACTTCTAAGTCTACTAAACAAGCAACTTCTGCTATTGATGCATGGTCCATCCTGTCATCTGCAATGAAAGAGTTTAATCAGCAGGGATATATTACACTTCAAACATTAAAGAGTCTTTCTAATCTCGAAGATCGATATGTTGCATTGTTGACTAAAAATGATGTTACGGGACAATTGGAAATTCAAACAGACGCATTCTACAATCTTACCAAAGCCGAACTTAAAGCTGCACAAGCTAAAGGTGACGGCGTAAGTGAATTAGAATACAATAAGATTCTTGAATGGACAGATCGCAATATCAAAAAGCAGACCATGTCCTACTGGGATCTTGTTGCGGCTATTGAAGGATATTCTGCTGCGTTGAGCGGAGCCAAGGATATTACTGACACATTCAAGGATGCTTGGAGCAATGGCAAGACTGTCAAAGAAAAACAAGAAAAGAGTCGTGCCGGAGCGCTTGACTATGAAGGTACTGAAGCGCAGTCTTCTGCTCTACAGGATCTGATGAAATACAGCAAGTATGACCCAGAACTGATTGGTAAGGCTTTCAATAAAGAAACTGGCAAGATTGATTTGAGCGGCGACATGTTGAAAAACGCTGTTGTAGAATCTCTCAAGCAACAAGCTGCCGCAGCTCGCACTGAAGGCGGTGCTGCCGCTGAAGCTATTGCTGCAAGCTATGAAAAGTCTGCTGAAAACATTAAGAATGACGTTATTGCTGTGCAGGATTATTTTGATGGCCTTGGCTCTACAATTGAAGAAGTTAGTTCAAAGATTGATGAGTTACAGAATGCGTTTACGGATCTTGACGATATAAAGACCGAGTACGATACATATGGAGGTCTAAGTGTAGATTCCTTGCAGAAGCTGCTCACCATGTCCCCTGACTACATTGCTTGTCTTGAGATGGAAGGTGATCAGCTCATTTTCAATCGCGACAAGATGGTTGAACTCTTAATTGCACAACTTGAATCAAAGAAAGAATTCTTGCTGTCTAAAGAAGAAACCAAGGATCAGGCTGAAATAATTCAAAAAATCATTGACGCTCTCCGAAAAGATGGTGTTAACGCTCTTGCTGGAATGAATTATCAGGCTGAAAAACTCAAGTCTGCCCTGTCTGATGCGAAGGATGTCCTATCTTCTTTCTTCTCTCTCATTTCCGGCTTAAATGATAAATCTAACAATGACCTCAAGCTTTGGGGCGAGGCCATGACCGAAGATATTGACAAGCGAATCGATGCTTTGAATAAGCAGAAGGAAGCGCTTGAAAAGGCCAATGACGAGGAAGAACGCGCAATCACTCTTGCAAAACTGCAAGCCGAACTTGAAAAAGCTCGCACGCAACGTACTGTCCGCAAGTATACCAGTAATGGTTATGAGTGGGTTGCTGATGCGTCGGCAGTTAAGGAAGCCCAGGATAATCTAAACGACCAGCAACGAACATGGCGCAAAGAGGATGCTGAAAAGGCTATTGATGATCAAATTGATAAGCTGAACGAGTTGAAAGACAAGTACAGTGAAATCATCAACTTGATTGGAACCAGTTGGGATGACTACAACAAAAAACTCAAGTACTCTGCTGAAATTGCAGACATGACCTTTACAGAGATGGAAGGCCGACTTGACGTCTTTAAGGGTAATGTCCTTGGAGCAATGCAGTCCACTAAGGCAACTTCTGGTATTCAGGATGTTATTAGCAAGTTAGAATCCTTGATTACAACCCTTGAGAAGATTAATAATCTGTACAGCTGGGCCGAATCCGGATTTACTGATTATACTGATAAGGGCTTTAATGGTTTAATCAAAACAGTCAAAAAGATTTTCGGATCTACTGGTTCTGACGGTAAGCTCAACATCAGCATTAGTACCGGTTTAAAAAATATCGGTCAGACTGTTAAGAACGCATTTAGTGGAACTTCTGGGAATAGTATCACCAAGGCGTTCCAAGCAGGATGGGAAGCTATCTCGTCTGGCGCTAAGGGGCTATTCTCCGGTAGTGGTGCCAATAGCCTAACAACCATCTTCTCGAATGGTTTATCTGGCATTAGTGATTTTATTGGTTCTGCGTTCAAGGGGCTTGGCAGCACATTTGCTTCGGGCGGTCGAACATTAGTTAAGGCTGCTGGTAGCGTTGCTACTAAGATCGGAAGTGCTCTCGGTATTGGTGGTGGCGTTGCAGCGGGTGGTGCCACAGCCGCCGGTGGAGGTGTTGCTATTGCAGGAGCTTCTGCGATTCCTGTTGTTGGAGCCATTGTAGCAGGTGTTGTCAATGGAATCAATACCAACATTCGACTCATTAAGAATCAAAAAGAAATTTGGTCTAGTGATGACAAAGTAGGAGTTAAAATTGCTAAGTCCGTTGGAAATGTAATTTGGCGGTATTCTCCGATTGGTATGATTGCCAGCACAATTCAGAACATCAGTGGCTTCGTTAAGAAGATTTTTGGTATTGAGAGCAAGAAAGACAAGAATAACGGAACATCTTCTAACGGAAAAATTGACATTGACAGTATTGTCATCAATAGCCCAGACAGCCCTGCTTCCAACGCAAATTCTGGTACATCTGGGTCTGATACTGGTACAACCAAGCAATCTCTCTGGGATCGCATCAAGAAATCTAAGCTCTGGTTCTGGAACTGGGGCAAGCGTGCGGTTGGAGATAAGGGCGTCAAACATTCTGGCATGTATAATGTCGATGAACAAGGTCCTGAACTTTTAGTACGTCAACCTGCGTCTGGTCGTTACACTTATCTTGAAACCGGCGACGGAGTAGTTCCTGCGGATATTACTTCTAAACTGTTTGAGATGGGCGGAAATACAGATAAATGGTTTGCTGACCAACTGTCTAAAAATGGTGCTTTGAACAATATCCAGAACAAAACCATCGGAGATACGATTTCTGTTGGAGACATCTACATTCAGAATCCTGTTGGCGATACGGATGCTCTTGCTAGAGAGATTGTACGCGACCTTCCGATTAAGCTGCGTCAACAGCAAGGAAGGAGATAACATGAGTAACGCATCTAAAGCAGTTGATGTATTAACAAAAATGATTGTTGAAGTAGCACAAAATGCAATTGAGAACGCTTCGTATGATAAAACCACTTTTGGTGTTGTTAAGAAAAAGACGCCATCTGGCTATATCGTATCGGCATTTGGAAAAGAGTGCAATATACAATCAAATCAAGATTTTAGTCTTTATGAACGAGTCGCTGTGACAGCTCCGCAAGGAGATTATAGCAATCTACTAATTCGTAAAATCTAAAAATAACTATTGCAGGAAGCTACGTCAGTGACGTAGAACCCTGCATTTTTTATATGCATAGGAGGTGAAGTAATGGCAAAGCCGGTATTATCATCTGTAAATGTTTTTGACGCAACAGAGGGCGTCATTGCTTTTTTTAAAATTTATGTGAGCTATACAAGCCCCAATATCATCAAAGAATACGAATACTCGATTTATGATGGATCCGATGATAAAGTTATTTGCACCTCTTCTGGAGTATATAGCAATTTATCGTACACACAAAATAATGGATGGGGATTCCATATCTCCCCTACCGAACAACTAGTGAATCGAGAAGAAAATTATTATTTGCGAATTCGTATCAAATTAACTGACGAATCCGAATATGGAGAGTACAGCTCTCCTATTGTTTTGTACTGCAAGTCGAAACCTTCTATCGCTTTTAGTAGCCTTAATAAAGAAACAGAAAATATTATTCAAATGTCTGCTACTGTTTTTGAAATGCTTTATTCCTATATAAAGGATCAAGGTGAGACTCTTAAAACATATAAGTATGAGTTTTATGATGAAGACAAGAAATTGGTTGATGAAACGAAAACGTATTATGGTACTATTTCGCATTCGTTCTCTGTGTATGGACTAGAAGCGAACAAATTGTACTATGTGCGCGGCATGGCCACCACAAAAAATGGGTATGAGCTCGATACGGGTTATTATCTATTAGAATTGGTAGTGTTTTATCAAACGGAGATTATGCTTTTGAGGCAGAGAACGATCATTATAATGCAGCCATCCGGTTGACATCTCATTTTGTTTCGGCCACTGGCTCTCCTAACGGCGATGTTTCTTACGTAAAAACAGCAGACGATAAATATGCAGTAGATTTGACCAATGGTACGAAAGTTACCTATTTCTTGAGAGACCAAAATAAAAATCTCAATGACTTCGACATGAAGTTTATTGTGAAGCCTAATTGCCCAAAAGAAATTGTTGAATTGAACTGGAACAACGCAGAATATTCTGTGACTGGAACATTGAGTATTCTAAAGAGATTCTTTACCGATATGAACGATGAAACAGAAAAACTATTTGCCGCCTTAAAAATAAATGTTGACCATGATACGTATTTGATCATCGAAAGCGACTATATCTTTGCAGAAAGAGCGACTGGATATTTATTTGTTGATGTCGTTTGCAAGGATGGATATTTTGAAATTTATATAGAGTCAATGGATGGAGATTATCAGAACGCGGTCTTAGGACAAGCATTACTGGACTATTGTATTATCGATGACTCTTCTGTAGATAACGAGAATTAAAGGAGGCTGATTTATGTTTTTAGGAATGGATATTCTAAGTGACGAGCAGTCTCTGAGTAATTCTAAATTGGTATCAAATCTTTCTTCGTTTTCAATGAAGAATGGAATTTTTGACGAGCTTTATGTTTCATCTGACCCAAATAAATTCAAAAAGAAAGAATATGATTGGGCGGCAGATACTTTAATCCTCGCCACGTTTGATTCTCAGACGCTTGAAGGCGGTAATATTGGCGCTCTCGGCAGCAAGATTCAGTCTATGCAGCTCCGTAGACGTGAAGTAGGAGATGTTACATGGACTACACTAGCAGCTTATCAGGTTCCAGATACAGATAATTTGAACTTCTCTTTTGTTGATTACTTCGCACGCGGTCGTAATACCAAGTATGAATATTCTGTCAACTATATCTTGAAGGACGGAACCGAGTTGCCTTACATTTCAGCTTCTGTAGTAAGCTCGTTCTGCGGCGCTCTTATCACCGATGGCGAGACTTCTTATCATGTATTTCTTGATCCGAAGGTTACATCAACCACAAGAAATAGACAGTCCAGCATTGTTACAACTTTGAATGGTCGATTCCCTTATGTCTTCTATGGGAGCAAATCCAATTACGATACAGGAAATTTCTCTGGTACTATCATCAAGAATAATGGTGTGGACGATTGGGACTTTGATAATTCCTATAAATATCGTGAAGATATGAAGGACTGGCTTACGAATGGCGAAGCTAAAATCATTAAGATGGAAGATGGTCGCGAATGGCTCGTAAGTGTAGACGGAAATGTCGAAGAAGATGAATCCGAGCATATTGACAAAGTCGGTATCAGTTTCGATTTTGTGCAAATTGGTGACTATAACAATACCGACGATTTGAGCGCAAATGGTCTGACAGCTTACAATGATATGGATTACGCTACTTATTATTCAATTACGCTCAATCTTGAATCCGCAACTAGCAGCAGTCGTATTATCAGTGTTAAGCAAGGAGAGAGTTATTCCACAAAAATTGAGGCATATGAAGGATATGTCATTGATTCTGTTTCAATTTCTATGAATGGAGTCTCTATTACGGATTCTGTATATAACTCTGTAAATGATACGATTTCTATTCCATCTGTTACAGGAGATGTTATCGTAACTGTTACCGCTCTGAAAATCAGTGTGGATGATATCGCATTTGATTATAATACGTTGAATCTGTCTAAGAACAGCAAGAAAAAGATCAGCCTTGTTTACAGCCCGACGAATGCAAAAATCGGAGCGATTACTTGGAAATCTAGTGACGATGCAACAGTCATCGTTGATAATGGTATGGTTCAGGGGTTGAAGGCTGGCTCTGCTACTATCACAGCCTCGATCGACGGACTTGAGGCAAAGTGTAATGTTTCTGTTGTTTCCTTGTCTGATAAGACTGGGATTCCGCTAAGCGCATTCCACGAAGGTGCAGCGATTCACATGCGAGAGAATAGTTCTCCTGTGTATTATATCGTTGCAAAACATAACTACGAAAGCGAACTGAACGGTAAGGGACGCACTCTACTTGTCAGAAAGCCGGAGTACGCAAATACGCGCTTTGGTTCTAATAATGCGTATGGTTCTAGTGAGGTTGATAAATTACTCACGAATACATTTAAGAATTCTCTTGATTCTAAAATCGTATCTGTGTTAAATAGCTATCCTACAACAATTCGTTACACTCCAGGCAATGGTAAAAATACGGCCTCAACGATGTCAAGAAGTGTATTTTTACTTTCTTCAAACGAATATGGACCGTCAAGTAACACTCATAACACGGAAGGAACTATTCTGCCGACCGCACAGCAGTTATTGTCAGATGGCTGCGCGAATAATAAGATGCTCTTAACCAGGACACCAGCAGTTTACAATGTTTCTAATACTAAAGATTCTGTAATTGGTATTCGATACAATTCTGACGACAATAGTTTTGAGAATAAGGTTATCAAATGTATCGACACGAATGACGCTAATACTGGTGCAACAGTTGTTGTCCATCCTGCTATGACTCTATCTCAGGATATTAAAATCATCATTGACAATCCAATTAAGGCGAGTGCTGTAACGTTGAATAAAACTTCTGCAATTATTCATATCGGAGAAGAATTGCAACTCAACGCAGTATATCAACCTGTCGATGCCACCTATCCGTTGACAAATTATGGATCTAGTAATCCATTTGTGGCGTCAGTTAATGAAAGTGGACTGGTCACAGGTAAGAAGGTTGGCACTACTACAATTACTGTTGGTATTGACAATGTGTCTGCGACTTGTGAAGTTCGCGTTGTTGAATAAGGAGGTGTTTAAATGTATTATATCGCATCAAAAAAAGAATTTGCGATGCTAAAAAATCATAATAAACATCTTTACTGTAGACTTGAACTTCTGGATAAAGATTTAAACGTTATCGATAATCTTGAAGGATTAACAATTGATGGAAGCCTTTCAATTGATGCAGATTCAGACATCCGGCACACGTTTACCTCAACAATTTATTTGAAACAAAACGAGATGATTAGTTCTTATTCTGTGGACGAGTGGATTGACAAGTTGGTTCGTGTCTGTATTGGTATTGGATTATCTGATAAAAATATTTTTTGGTATTCAAAAGGAATCTATGCTTTCAATCAGAATGGATTTTCATACAATGCAACTGAACACAGTGTATCTGTTTCGTGCGTTGATTTAGTTGCAATGCTGGATGGGTCGCTAAGTGGTACATTGACTGGTTATCAAACCGTTATTTCCACTGGAACAAAAATATCTAACGCTATTATTGATACTTACAAACTTAGCGGTATGAAAGAATGTGTCGTTAACTACTGGAATAGAACAGTCCCATATGATATTGAATTTTCAAGCGGTACATCTATCTGGTCTATTCTAACTGAGCTTCGGGATCTTTATTATCCATTTGAAATGTTTTTCGATGACACGACCTTTGTGTGTCAAGAAATTCCGTCTGGTTTTAACGATCCAGTTGTTTTGAATGATGAAGAGTTTCAAGACTTAGTTATTTCTGAGAGCGGCGACATTGATTACTCAGAGGTCAAGAATTGTGTTGAGGTTTTTGGAGCCAGTGTCGAATATGATACTTATGTTGATGATGAGCACATGACTGTTGTACATACTGATGCAGACTCGAAAACCGGCGAAGAAGAGAAAACTTCTATTACGTTAAGAACGACCAGTTTAGACACCACAAAAGATTGTACTGTAGCTATTACAACTCCCCTGCTTGGCTTCAAAAAAAATGTGGAGATTACAATCGTAAACTCAGTTACAGAGACTGACAGCAATAATAACACTTCAGTTAAGGAGTACACACATGGTCCGTTCAAACTTTATGAAACTGATGTGGACGAAAATGGCACAGATGTTTTAATGGATGGCACTGAAATCGCACATGATATGATGATTGTTATTTTGTATAGTCCTACATATAAAAAGTTTTATTATCGTGGCGAGCAACAAACCCATGCAATGACATTCTTAGTAAACAAAATGCCTACAAATGATGAGATTGCCAAGGCAAAAGTGGATGAAGCATGTAATAATTTAAAGTATATTTGCTTGACTGAATCAGATATATCAAATATAAATTTAAACACTCAGGCAAATCCGCGTTTTACAATTGAAAAAATCGGGCGTAGAAATCAAGTGTGTTCTGGATCAGAATATGAGATGTACACCACGGATGAATCAACTATGCAGTGCGCCGAGTATATGTTGTGGAAGTGTGGACGATTGACAGACAGTGTTACAGTGGAATGTCTTCTTGTTCCATGGCTTGAGGTCAATCAAAAGATTTCTTACGTACCTCATTATATCGACACAAAAGGTGAGCCTTTGGAATTCATTATCAAAAAAATCTCTATTTCACTTGGCGAAGGAACGATGACCTTAACACTGAGTCGTTATTATCCATATTATCCATACATCGTACAAAACAAATACTAATTTCAGCTCCAATATTCTGGGGCTTTTATTTTTGTCAAATTGGAGGTGCATTGAATGAGCTATGACAAAAATCCAGACGGTACCTATACTGATCTGGCGTATACGAAATTTCCAGCTAAAGTTGATAGCTGGCAAGATAGTCAGAATTTAA